TATGTCGATGCCGTGAAAATTATTCTGGATGCGATTGGTTGGGATACCGAACATAGATCATCATTGGAGGATTTCTTTTGAACAACATAACAATAATCAAAACTGGAATAAACGTATCAAAGATACTGGCACAACTGAAACAGTATTCTGCTGATTGGGGTGCCCAGAAAAATATGGATGGAGTTGGATCACTATTGGATCAGGGATTTCCGGATGTCGCTGCAGGTGTACTACAACTCGTGATGGGTGGAGTTACAGATCCCACTCAATATGTCGGTGATACAGAGTTCTGCCACAAGACGCCAGCATATGATAGGCACACTGAGATAGTGGGATTTATGAAACGCAATTTTCGTGAGCATAAACGATGTGGGTTTCTATCATTGCCTGTTGGTGGAATGGTTGGCAAGCATATTGATATTGGATCTTACTATCAAACCAAGGATAGATATCATCTAGCAATTGCTGGAACATACAAGTATACGGTTGGTGATGAATCTGTTATTGTTGAACCAGGCACACTGATGTGGTTTGATAATAAGTTGGAACATGGCACCGAGAATATCGGAGATTGCGTAAGAGTCACATTTGTATTCGACGTACCACATTCAAAATGGAATCAAAAATAAACTTTACTGAAATGATGAAATGAGGTATAATAGTATTATTGAGTAAATTATATGTACGTAAACAACAAAATTTGGAGATTATATAATGAGCACACTATTAGAACGAATGAAGAAATCTGGAAGTATCAAAACTTCTGATATACTAACAGAGTCATCCTTTTTTATGGCAAAGGATACTATTCAAACTGATTTACCAATTCTCAATATTGCTTTCTCTGGTGATTTGGATGGAGGATTGATACCTGGTTTGACTATCCTGGCGGGGGCTAGTAAGAGTTTCAAAACTTTATTGGGATTGTACTGTTTGAAAGCGTACATGAACAAATATCCAGATGCTATTTGTCTATTTTATGATTCTGAATTTGGAGTAACTCCAGACTATATCAAATCGAATGGCATTGATGGAAATAGGATTTTGCATATTCCAGTTGAGCACGTGGAACAATTGAAATTTGATATTGTGAAACGACTTGAGGAAATCAAGAGGGGAGACAAAGTTTTCATATTTGTAGATTCACTGGGCAACCTAGCATCAAAAAAGGAAGTGGAAGATGCCAATGACGAAAAGTCTGTTGCAGATATGTCCAGGGCAAAGGCAATTCGTTCACTACTACGAATTATAACACCGCATCTAACTATGAAGGATTTACCTTGTATTATCGTGAACCATATTTACCAAACTATGGAGATGTATAGTCGGGTAGTCATTCCTGGTGGAACTGCAGTTACCTATGCGGCAAATTCGATATTTGTTATATCCAAGGCGCAGGAAAAGGACGGCACAGAATTAGTTGGATATAATTTTACCATCAATATTGAAAAGTCCAGATATGTTAGGGAAAAATCTAAGTTGCCGATTCAGGTTACATATGAAAATGGTATATCTAAATGGTCCGGTCTATTGGATATAGCACTTGAAACAGGACACGTAATCAAACCATCGAATGGGTGGTATCAAAAGGTCAACACAGAAACTGGTGAGATTGCCGAGCAAAAGTTTAGACTCAAAGATACCCAATCTGGTAATTTTTGGAATGAAGTTTTATCAAATGAAACATTCAAACAAGCAATTCGAGACAGGTATCAATTGGGTGCTGTGCCAATGACTGACGATTCACTTGATCAAGCATTATCGGAGATGGTAGATTGATTACAGACGAAGAATTGCTTTTGAAAGTTACTGAGATGGAGGAGAAGATGGGTTCTCTTCCATCTCCGGAGCATGAACCATTGCGATTCAAACATTTTGTTAAGATGTATAATTTTTATAAGAATAGATCAAATGATGAACAATCCACTACTACGACCCCACAAGACTGTTGAGAAAGAAGTCAACGGTCAAAAGATTCTAGCACTTGAGTTGACAGAAAATCCATATTCAGGTATAATATTCTCTTACAATAAGGTTTCATTTACCGAAGATGAAAAGAACGACAAACTCAAGATCCACTTTGATTATGAAGTGCACCGTCATAATGACCAAGACTATGACATATTTGAATTTGAACAATATCTGGGTGACTTTCTTCAAGAACTAATTAGATTTGGTGTGCAAGAAAATAACTTAGTATATACTGGTGGAACTGATGACAATAGAGAAAACAATATTAGCGAATTTGATTTACAATGAAACATTTTCACGAAAGGTTATTCCTTTCCTGAAGAAGCAATACTTCTCTACCAATGAAGGTATTGTTACAGAGACCATACTCAAATTCTTCCATGAATATAACAGACTTATCACCAAAGAAATTCTCAACATAGAACTCAGCAACAGACGAGATCTAAATGAATCGCAATATAAAGAAGTAAAGAAACTTGTTGAAGACTTAGTTATAGCAGAACCAATGAATGATATTTGGTTACTGGATGAGACTGAAAAGTTCTGTAAGCAAAGATCAGTTTACAATGCCATTATGGACTCTATCAAGATCATTGATGGTAAGGGCACTGATAAGAATCAAGACGCAATTCCGGCAATGTTATCTGAGGCACTTGGTATATGCTTTGATAGTCACGTTGGTCATGATTATATCGAGGATGCCGAAAGCAGGTTCGAGTTCTACCATAGAGTGGAAGAAAAGGTTGCCTTGGATCTGGATATGTTCAACAAGATCACCAAGGGTGGTTTGAGTAATAAATCTTTGAGCGTAATTCTTGCAGGTACAGCAGTTGGGAAATCTCTGTTTATGTGTCATGTGGCAGCATCAACTCTGATGCAAGGTAAGAATGTACTTTACATAACAATGGAAATGGCAGAGGAGCGCATTGCAGAACGGATCGATGCAAACCTATTGAATGTTACCATTGACGATCTGCGAACTATTGACAAGGCAATATTCGATACACGGATAAACAAACTCAGCAAGAAAACGCAGGGTAAACTTATCATCAAGGAATATCCAAATGCATCGGCGCACTCTGGACACTTCCGTGCACTGATCGAGGAATTGAGAATCAAACGAGATTTTGTTCCAGACATTATTATGGTTGACTATCTGAATATATGTGCATCTGCCAGAATGAAACTTGGTGCCAGTATAAACTCATACACCTATATCAAATCAATTGCAGAAGAGTTGCGTGCTTTGGCAGTTGAGCATAACCTACCAATCCTAACAGCAACGCAAACCACTAGATCTGGATTTACGAATACTGATATTGGATTGGAAGATACCAGTGAGTCGTTTGGATTACCGGCAACTGCCGATCTTATGTTTGCCTTGATCTCCACCGAGGAACTGGAAGCACTGGGGCAGATTATGGTGAAGCAATTGAAGAATAGGTATTCAGATCTAAACTATTACAAGAGGTTCGTGATTGGAGTTGATAGATCAAAGATGAAGTTGTTTGATGTAGAAGCATCAGCACAAAGTAATATCTCAGACAAAGGTAAGCAAGATAAACCGACATTTGATAACGGCGAGATTGGGAAACGTCTACATACTGAAGGGTTCGATGATTTTAAGTTTTAGGAGAATGATATGGTAAGAACTATTGTTGCTGAAAGAAAATATGATTGCAAGGATCTGCTTGGTAAGTTCATAGATGAAAGACACTATGACTTATTGGTAGAGGAAGATTGTGATGTTTACATGCCGGCAGATTGCGACATAACAGTCAGTGATGGTTGTGATGTGCCAAATGACTGTAACACATGCAACAAAGCGACTAGCGAAAAAAGAATTGTATTCAAGTTTCGTAAGAATTATTTCAGCAAGAAAGAACAGCAGATGGCTTATGAAGGATTACGCGAAGCGGCAATTCGCACTGAGAATAGAGGTCTAGCATCTGGTATCAAAGATGGTGTGTCAGTAGATACATCTGTGCGTCAGTGGGTCACAAACTATCAGGATGATATGTTATCCGCAGTGCTTGATGATACAGAATCATTAGCATTAGATGACGTGGATGTCATTGATGAAATCAACTCCAAGTACCCAACAGATGATGACAAACGTAGAGCAGGTGGTGTAGGTAAAAATTTAGTATGGGTAATTTCTAGGTATCGTGATGGAGATTTTATCTTCGCAGATTGGGTTGCATCAATTCAACCTTTAGACAAGGCAGAGAGAATCAAATCTGCAAATGTTATTATGGAAATGGTTAGTGATACAACTTATGGCGCACCAGTGAACTCCGGTATTGCCGGATGGTTTGATCGTTATCCTCGCATACCATATGGCAGGATAACTGGATATACCAGAGACAATTTTGAGAAGTTCAAGATGTCGTTTCCATTTCTGAAGTCCCTCGCCAAGGGTTTCAAAGAAATGATGCCAAAGAGATACTCCAATCAAATGGCAGCAGCAAAGAAGATTGATCCAGAGTTCTTAGTTCCAGGCACTCCATTTACAACTATCACTGTGAACAAGACATTCAGAACTGCTGCTCATTATGATGCGGGTGACTTCACAGAGGGTCTATCAAACCTATTGGTATTGTCCAATGATGGTAAGTTCACTGGTGGATATTTGATCGCTCCTGAATATAGAATAGCAGTCAATGTAAGACCAGGTGATCTACTTCTGATCAACAACCATGAAGTGATGCATGGCAATACTCCAATTGTATGTGAGGAAGGTTCTGAACGTATATCATTGGTTGTTTACTTCCGTGAGAAGATGCTCGAGTTGGGTTCTAAACAATATGAAGATTGTCGTTATGCTTTCATTGAATCTCGTAGAACTAACAAAGATCATCCACTTCAACGCAAATTATGGAATGGTGTTAGTCCAGGTTGTTTTGACACCGATGAATGGAAGGATTACCTAGTTACTAATCTTGGAGTAGAAACTGCAAAACAATATGAACCAAAGTTAATGGCAGAGAAAAATTCATTGGACGAACCATTCTAATGATCATACCAAATGATCAAGGTGGCGATTGGAGGATTGATAAGTTTGTCGATTATCAAAATGCAGTACCTCCAATCTATCAAGGCACTTTGTCTCAGTATGTTATCAATAACAATCTGTCTGAACTAGATTGCTTGGTGTTGTCTTGGTACATGTCAGTCACATATAGTGAGATCTCTGCAATCTGGTTACACAAAGTTCTACCATTTGATAATCTATCTGATGCTCCAGCATTCTTTGAATCGAATAGAGATAAAATGATATTTGGATCTGCCAAAAAGTATAACAGATACAAGGGTAGATTTGAGTATCTAATGAAACAGTTTCAAGAGAAGTATGGCGCAGATCCAGTCAGTAAACTATATGAAGTTATTGGGACTGGCACAGATAAACAACGATACGATAACTCACTTGCGTACAACCTTACCATAAAGGAATGCGGTAGATTTTCTGCTGAGTTATTCAATGAATGTTGTTTGTTTCTATCGGAAACTGGACATTTTTCTGCCAAAATGTCATCTGCAAACAGCATAGATTGGGACAAGGGAGCAAACCTCACCAGTTGTATGTTCAACTTGATATATAAGGACGAATTAGCAAATGAGTTTGATGAGGTTGGCAAACTCACCGAGGAGATGAAATCCTATATTCCATTATTCAATTCTGAGTTGGAACGGATGAGAGAAAAGATATGGGAACGATACCCAGACCGAAAGATTGACATTCCATTGTTCACTCCAAAACTTTGCTCATTCAGAAACCTATTCAAGTGTAGTCGTTATGCTCCGTATCATGCCGATAGACAATTGGAACATATTAATCAGTATAGAGAATGGCACCCAGAATCATCTGATATATGGGATGAGTTATTTCAGATACGAGAACAGACTATGCCGAGTCATTTTCTTGGAGAGAAAAACAACTGGACTGGTATTCGCAAAGAACGCAAGAGGTTATGGGTTGACAGGGGACTTACGGGAATAGAACCAGAGTCAATTGACGATTATAGTTCGTTGGAAGAATCCTTTTGAGAACCGTATATTTTGATGATTCAGATTGCGACTTTGAATTGCTAGATGGGTTCAGAGATTTCTCATTCAAGCATATTGCATTTGGAGATGTTGATCCAATATACACTATGGTTAAAAATTCTGGGTTATCTCACGCAGATAAGAAACGATTTATATTCTCTCATCTCATGGTGTATGATCTGAAGTCTAGTATTGCATTGGCCAACGAATCAGATGACGACAAATACTATGATAAACTACTGCAGTTGTTTACGGAAGCAAAGGTTGGTAAAGATCGTAAGGATGTTGCCTCAAGAGAAACCAATATCAAGTCAAGGGTGTTTGGAACTCAGTTACCCAAACTAAGAAAACAATCTCCGGAAGACTGGGTACAGTATGCAATAGATGAAACTATAAAACATAAATCATGGTCTGTATCATTAGTTGCCTGCAAGAAGATACCAACCTTCGGGGAGTACTTCTCATTCAAATTAGCAGATATGATTGAAACAGTTTTTGATATACCGGAATACTCGGTACAATGGGGTCCTGAGTTCCGAAAGTCAGTGCCCAGGGGTTCATTGACTGGATACGAAATGGTTAGAACTGGATCGACTCATAAGTTTAGAACCAAAGAGGAAATCCGCAAATGTTCTTTGATGGAAACATTTTATACCGATCAAATTGAGTTCTTCAAAGACTATGTATGTCCACAAAATCCAAACAGATCAATTGGAGTGCAGGAAATAGAAACATTGTTATGCGACTATCGCAAACTAAGAAAGGGCACTTTACAGCATGGAGATAAAGTGTTGAAGTTGAAACATGGTATAGATCATAATATAGATCTAAGGGTTGCTCAGGAACTACTGATTGGGGCAGAACCAATGTTACAACGTAGAGAAGAATTGTTGGAATTGAGTGTCAATAAGATTGATCAGAGTTATTGTACAAAACTTGATCGTAAATAAGCATAAGAGTATACTATTATTTTAGGAGATATTCAATGAGAAAGATTATTGCTGTTGGTGGCGTTCCTGGCACCGGCAAGACAACCCTGTTTCGTAAGTTTATGGAAGGTAAAACATGGGAACGGCGATCCCCAACAAAATTAGTTGAAACGCATTATTGCACAGAACTTGATTTACATATTTTAGGAAAGTATGAAGAGGGTGAAACCTATGCGGGAACTGATAAACTAGGAATGTCTTGCCAACCAAATATGCAAAAATGGATTGAAAGTATAAATTCAAATATCCTTTTTGAGGGAGATCGATTAACGAACAGCAAATTTTATAATTTTCTACTGGAATTACCAGATACCGAAGTGAAGTTTGTCATCTTGAAAACCTCTAAAGATATTCTACAAGATAGATATATCACTAGAGGTTCCA